AACTGAAGAAGAGGTTGAATAATGGCTACACATATCGGACGTGATGGCATCGTTAAAGTCGGCTCCAATGCGGTAGCCGAATTACGATCTTTCTCCATCGAAGAAACTGGTGACACTGTCGAAGACACGGTAATGACGGACACGGCAAGGACTTTTATCCCGACGTTGACATCATTTACGGGTTCTGCGGACGTCTACTGGGACGAAACTAATACGACGGGCCAGGGCGCTTTAACTGTAGGCTCTAGTGTGACGATTGCATTTTATCCAGAAGGTGACGGTGGGGGAGATACTTACTACAGCGGGACTGCTATTGTCACTGGCGTAAGTCGATCAGCATCATTCGATGGCATGGTTGAAGCATCAATCACGCTACAAGGTTCTGGCGCGTTAACGTCAAGCACCGTCTAAGATGAGCATCTTAGAACAGGCGAAGAAGCATTATCAGGAAGTCCTGAGTACAGATCCTAAGCCAATCCAAATTCCTGAATGGGGCGGAACTTATTATGTCCGTCCCCAGATTTCCGTTAAGAAAAAGATGGAAATTCAGTCTAAATTGACTGGGGATAAGATGGATGAAGGACTTGCGTTGACGCTTATCTATTATCTGATAGATGGGCATGGCACTGAATGCTTCAAAAAAATGGAACTGGTTGAAATTGTTCGATCAGTAGATCCAGACGTTTTGATTCGCGTCGCTGGCGAAATTGCGGACATGCAACCAAAAGCGGAAGATTTATCGGGAAACTAAAAAACGATCATGTCCTATTCTTCTGCTACCAGCTAGCAGAGCACTTGCACAAGACGGTGAGTGAAATTATGGAAATGGATGTGATCGAGTTTGAAGGTTGGGTTGCATATTTTGAGGTGAAAGATGGCAACGCGTCCCGTTGAAATACCAATATCAGCACAAGACAAATTTAGCAAAACATTTGGTAGTGCTAACAAGGGTCTTAAATCTTTAGGCAATGCTGCAGCTCATACTGCTGTAAAAGTTGCCAAAATAGGGGTTGCATTTGCAACTGCTGGAGTTGCGGCTGCGGCAGCTTTGACTAAATCTTCAATGGATAGCATTGACGTTTTAGCAAAAACATCTGATCGATTAGGTATAGCAACCAATCAACTTGCTGGGCTTCAGCACGCAGCCTCATTAGCTGGGGTTGAAAACAAAACCTTAGAAAAATCCCTGCAAAACCTAGCCGTAGGCGTATCGGATGCCGCTGATGGAACTGGCGTGGCTAAAGATGCTCTGATTGAGCTTGGTTTGAATGCCAGAATATTAGAAAAATTGCCTTTAGATCAGCAAATGCTCGCTGTTGCTGATGCAATGAAAGAGGTTCAGAATCAAACTGACAAAGTCAGAATAGCCACTGATTTATTCGGAGCTAGGGGCGTTGCTGTCCTTAACATGATTGGGGGTGGTGCTGAGAATCTGCAAACCATGGCTGCGGAAGCAGAGCATCTAGGAATAGCAATTTCAAGGGTTGATGCTGCTCAGATAGAAGACGCAAATGATGCCGTCACTAGGGCCACAGGCGTTTTTTCTGGGTTGGGTAATCAGCTAGCGGTATCATTTAGTCCGCTAATCAAAACAGTCGCAGATGATTTTAGGCAGGCGGCGTTAGACAATGAAGATTTTGGAACGATAGGGCAAAGAGTAGTTCAAGCTCTTCTTGGCGCTTACGCAAAACTTGCTGATGGGCTGTTCATTATTCGCTTAGGTTTCAAAGATTTATCAGTCAAACTTCTTGAAGTAACGAAGATTATTCTGGAAAAGGTAGATCCAGTCTTCACTTATTTGGCCGAAAAATATAACAAGATGGCCAATGCGTTTGGAATGGATCTGATCGATGTTGGCAAAGTAACGCAAATGGTTGCCAACATGGATGGGGCAATTGCTTTAGGGCTTCAAGAAGCGGCAGATATGCTGAATCAGCCACTGCCAAGCGAAGGAATTAATGCATCGTTCCAAAACATAGTCACAGAGGCTCGGAGAACCGCTGAAAAAATAGCGGAAGAATCGCCTGGTAAAGTTATTACTGAGGCAATGATAGAAGGGCTAGATGAGGCACAGAAAAGACTGACGTTCTTCGAAGAGCAAGCTATTGCGGGAGAAAAGAAACGCAAAGAATTCACAATGATGTCTGCGACAGCTCAAACCAGCCACGTATTGGATGAACTTAGCAATCAATTCTCTGGAATCGCTCAGAATAACAAAAAACTATTCGCATTGAACAAAGCATTCCAGATTGCTCAAGCGATCATGCAAACCTATCAAGGTGCGACGCTGGCATTGTCTAGTTACCCACCACCGCTAAGTTTTGTGATGGCGGCAGCGCAGGTTGCATCTGGTTTAGGACAAGTAGCTCAAATCAAAGCACAGTCATTTGAAGGTGGTGGTTTCACTGGATTCGGCGCTAGGGCAGGTGGCCTTGATGGAAAAGGCGGCTTCATGGCTACGCTACATCCAGGGGAAGAAATCATAGATCATAAAAAAGGCGGCGGTTCTGGTATCACCATCATTAATAACGTAGATGCCCGAGGATCAGGCGCAGACGTTGACGTCAAGATTCAAGCGGCCATGCAAATAACGTCTCAAAAAACGGTTATGGCAGTGCAAGATCTTATGCAAAGAAGAAGACTCTGATGACGATATATACTTTTCCAGACATTACGCCTAGCACAAGCTCATGGGAGTTGGTAACAAATACTAAAAGTTTTTCCAGCCCTTTGACTGGAGCCGTTCAAACAACTATTCGAAAGGGTAGTTATTGGCGCGTCACGATGACGTTTAATAATTTAAGCGGTAATGATCGCTCGATCATGCAGGCGTATCTTGCGAAACTGAATGGCAAACTTCACAGAATGTTGCTCCACGATCATTCATTTACTCGCAGAGGCACTGGCACTGATACTGGATTGGTCGCAGCAGCGTCACAAACGGGAACCAGTTTGGCTTGCACGGGCGCACCAGTAAGTTATAACAATTATGCCTATGCTGGCGATTATATAAGAGTCAATAACGAGTTACATATGATCGTGAATGATTCTGCAAATTCAGAGGCAGACAATTACGACACCAACGCATCAGGCAATGTTACTTTTACAATTTCACCGCCGATTCGGACAACTACATCAGCGGGTGATCCAGTCGATTTAGTGGTGCCGGTTTCTGGCGTATTTATGCTTGATAGCCAGACATCCTGGGACACTCGGCCAGGCATTGTGAGCAATTTTACTATTGAAGCCTTCGAGGATATTTTGGCATGAGCCGTGGATTTTCTACGCAAATCAATAATGCACTTCAGGCTCAAGAAGTCCGACTTGTCACGTTCGCCAAACTCGAATTCCCGTCTGGGACTGTTTATGTTCACAACTCGATTGGAACATATACCTGGGGATCTCAAGATTGGGCAGGCGTGGGAGATTTAGGTTCTATTTCGAAAGTAGAAGAAGGCACTGACGTTAGCCCTTATTCAATAACTTTAACGTTATCTGGATTAGATTCAACGATATCTGGGGCGGCGTTGACAGAAGATTACTACATGCGCCCTGTGACGATATATATTGGGTTGCTCGATACCGACGATACCTTGCTCGAAGATCCAACTCAGATCTGGGCTGGGTTCATGGATCAAATGAATGTCACTGTCGGCGCTCCTGGCGGAGATGCAATTGAATTGATTGCTGAATCCGAGCTATCTAGATTCGACAAGTCTGCAAACCTGATGTACACGAACGTCGCGCAACAACAAAGATATTCTGGCGATTTATTCTTCAATCATATTCACAAGGTTCCAGACGCAAAAATTAACTGGGGCCAATCAGGGCCGAGTGGCAATATCACTGGCGGAGCGTCAGATAGCGTACCGAGGACACCAGGGCCTAGACGTCCTGGCATGAGATGAAAGTATTAATGGCGTTAAACAAATGGCAGCGCCAAGAATTTGATTATGGCACTGTCGATTGTTGTCAATTCGCAGGGTTTATTGTTAAAGAGTTGACTGGAAAAGACTACCTAATTGATTTCAATTATAATTCTGAAAAAGACGCTGAATCTATAATAAAAGGGTTTGGCGATCTTGAGGATACCGCTGCAAGCGTTTTAGGCGATCCAACAGATGATATTTCATCTCTGCAAGATGGAAGTCCGGTGATCGTGAAAACACCCCAGGGGCAGGTTATGGGCGTTAAATTGGGTGATACAGCGGTTTGTCTTGTAAAAAAAGGAATGATTAGAATTCCTTCAGAGCACATTGCGTCGGGCTGGAAATTATGGGCTGGATAATCCCCGCAGTAAAAGGCATTTTAATAGGAATCGGTTCAGCCGCTACGTTAGGCGCGGCGGGAACTGGTGCCTTTGCTTTAGCAATTGGAGCCGCTGTAGTAGTTGGCGGAACAATCGCTCTTACAAGATTATTCGAAATAGAAATGCCCAAAGTGGATACCGATAGATCTCGGCAAGCCACGGTAAAAGGCACCACAGAGCCTTACAAAATCATCTATGGCGAAACCCTAGTATCTGGTCCAATTGCTTTCTTGGGCGTAGCGGGCGCTGAGAATCAAGATTTATATCACGTCATCGCGCTGGCGGGACATGAAGTTAATGACATTACTGATATTTATTTCGACGCAGAAAGGATAACAGACGCGCAAATTAATGGTGGATCTTCCGCTGGTGGAAACGTCACCGCTGGACGTTTTGGGCCTCAGAATAGCGTAACCATCTGCGTAATCAACAAACATCTCGGCACTGCAAGTCAGGCCGCTGATTCAATGATGGTTGGCAGTTTCAGTAATTGGACGTCGGCTTATCAAGGTAAAGGCATTGCCTATATCGCAACCAAATGGAAGTTAAACGAAGACACCCAAGAGCTTTGGGACAAATACATGCCGAGAGACATCAAGGCAGTTGTCCAGGGTAAGAAACTTTATGATCCCCGTTTAGAATATGCCGCTGTTTCAACGTATGGGCAAGACATAACAAATGCCAGTTATATAGCTTATGGCGATAACCCCGCGCTCTGCCTTTTAGATTATCTGTTAAGCACAGATTATGGGATGGGGATCTCATCATCTAAAATTGACTGGAGCGCAGTAGTCACTGCCGCTGATGGTTGTGATGTTTCCGTTTCGGTTCCTGGCGGTTCTGAGTCCAGGTTTACCTGCAATGGCGTCTTGTTTGGCACTGATTCACACCGAACGAACATCGATAAAATTCTAAACTCGATGAATGGGCAATTGTCATATGTGAATGGCACATATGTCATGCGTGCTGGTATTTACGAAAGTCCGACTTTAAGCCTGGATGAAAATGATCTTATCGGCGGTTTATCAATTAAGACATCTTTAGAGCGGGGCGATAGATTTAACACGATCAAAGGATTGTTCATCGATCCTGATCAATCGTGGAAGTCATCTGAGTTTCCAAAAGTTCAACTAGCAGATGCTGTGACCAGGGATAACAACGAAATCTTGGAGACTGAGGTTCAGTTTCCGATGGTAAATAGTAGTTATCAAGCGCAGAGATTGGCTAACAAACTTATCCAGTTATCTGATCAGCAAAAAGTGGTTACGTTCCCCGCTAATTTGTCTGCAATGCGTGTAGCGGTTGGTGATCGAGTTCAGATATCAATCGATGAATTGAGTTGGAGCAATAAGATATTCCAATGCTTGGGATGGACATTTAGCGAAGAAGGTGGAATCAATCTGACGTTAAGAGAAGATTCATCCACATCTTACGCTGATCCCGCTGTGGGAGAGTATTCGACGATCACAGTGAATGGTGATGTGATCGATGCCTTCCGAGGCATTCCAAGTCCATCAGGGTTAAGCGCGACGGCAGGACTAAAAAACATCGAATTAGATTGGGTGAATCCGCCGAACAATAAAGACTTTGAGACTATTCATGTCTTCGCGAGCCCAAATCAAAATTTCTCATCAGCAGTAAAGATCGGAGAAACAGACGGCACGCAGTTTATTCACGATGCTTCAAATGGCACAGATTCTGTAAGTCCAACTGACACTCGCTACTACTGGGTTCGAGCAATTCGATACGTTGGAACCAGTGATGAAGCTCGATCTAATTTAGAACCGAACGCTGATCCAAACACCACAGTTTTCGCGACTGTAGGTTCTATAGAGTGGACGGACGTTGAGAATACTGCACTTGGAATTGATATTGATTTGGCAACAGACACGATATCAATTGATGGCGTAGATACAGCGACGAGCACGATGACGGGCCAAGAAGTTGCTCAGTCAGGGATTAGGCAGGAAATTGAATTAGATGGCGGCGGCATCGTCATGAATGTTGGCGGCGTCATCAAAACTATCAATAAAGATTCAGAAACTGATACAACGAATGGATTCTTCTTAGGCTATAACGGGACCGATTATACGTTTGCAGTCGGTGATGCAACGGAAAGCATGATTTGGGACGGAACCAATCTCTCTGTTACTGGTGCAATCACCGCCACATCTTTGACTTTAGGGGCA